CCAATAAGAAGCTTTTAACTTTATAATTAAATAAAATGGCAACTAATAAAAAAGACTTGAAAGCTTTTGTACGTTATGATGGTACAGGCAGAGTTGTGTCTAGCAGTGTAATTCTAGCTAGAACAAAGCCCAAAGTGGGCAACTGGAAAGAAATCCAGACATATGAATGTTGTGGTCCTGTTGTAGGAGATTTCCTTCTCCTGGAAAGTTCTACACCAGAAGACAATCAATACATTCTTCAAGAAGACGGAAGTCGCATAATCCTTTAAACCCTTTAAAAATTATAAAAATGTCAGACAAAAAAATTAGTCAACTTACAGCAGCCTCCACCCCTCTTACGGGAACAGAAGAGCTTGCTATTGTACAATCTGGTAGCACTGTTAAAGCAACAGCTCAGGATATAGCTGATTTAGTACCCAATGAACTTCCTTTACAAACAGGGAATAATGGCAAGTTTCTTCAAACAGATGGTTCTACCGTAAGTTGGCAGACAGCTGGCGCTTCTTATAAAGTTTACACAGCATCTATTGACATGGCAACAGGAACTGCTACAGTATTTCAAAATACATTAGGGGCAACACCTAGTTGGTCTGTTGCAGTTGGTACTGTAGGAACAACTGTAGTTTCATTAGTTGGGCAAACTAAAGTTTTTGTTCAAGCTACTAGCGGTGCTTCTAGTGCTTCACCTAAAATAGTTAGTAGTTTTTTTGCTCCGAGTCCTTGGGCTGTTACAATTAAACAAACTGATAATGCTGGCGTAAATGACAATACACAATCAGTATTTGTTGAAATTCGCGTATATCCATAAAACCTAAATAATGGCAATTAAATCCCTGTTCCCTGAGGAGATGATGAAGTCTTCTGGAGGTGAGTTAAGTCTTGATTCAATCAAGGCTAAGTTAAATCATTTTGAACTTCAGGTTCATGAACTCCATTGGCAGACATTTGGTCTAGGAGAACATGAGGCTCTTGGAGATCTGTACAACACTATTTTTTCTATGAAGGATGAAATTGTAGAGAAAATAATGGGGTATACAGGAACTCGAACCAAAGCTATGCCTGTAGATCCTATCAAGAACTACACTCCAGGACTTTCTAATCAAGTGGTTGTTGAGCTTATTTCTTTTGCAAAACAGCTTGAAAACTTTGGTGCAAGCAGCAACATGCCTGATATTGAGAACATTGCACAATCTCTATCTGGAGAAGCAGCGAAAATTAAATATAGACTAACTTTGTCATAATGTTGACCGAGCAGGAGTTTTTTGCACAGAGAGAAGAGCGTCTTAAGATTCTCAAAAACTGTGGCATATATGTCATACGCAATCTTGTAAATGATAACATTTACATTGGTAGTAGTGTAAATGTTAAAAAAAGATTCTGTCAGCACAGAAATAGTCTAAGAAAAAACAAGCATCACAATAAGCATTTACAGAGATCTTGGAACAAGTATGGGGAGGAGAATTTTGAGTTTGTTGTAATTGAGCACCACAGCTATCCAGAAAAGATTTTAGGAAGAGAGAATAAGTGTATACTCTTATATAATCCTGAATACAATAGCGTAAGGGTTAATGAAGAAGGTAGATTTGTTCTTTCAGAAGAAACTAAAAAGAGGATATCAGAATCAAACAAGGGGAAGCCTCATGGAGTAAAGGGGCAAAAACCTTCTGAACAAACACGAGTAGCGATAGTAGAATCAAATAAAAAAAGAACTGGAAAGAATAATCCAAACTCAAAAAAGGTAATTAATATAATTACAAATGAGATATTTGATTGTGCTAGGGAAGCTGCTCAGAGTATCGGAATTCCTAAAGGTACGCTTTTATCCAAGTTGATAGGAAACAGAAGAAATAACACCCCATTAAGATATTTGTGATGCAAATAAATAAGAAGTTTTTCCCTGAGGTGATGCAAGATAACGAATTAGCTTACTTTGCACACCTTCAGGGATTAATTGATTCTGTTGATGAGCTTTCATCCTTGGAGATTACAAGGAACCCCCACTCCTACCACTTCAGGCTAGCTCCTAGTCTACCTAAATATACAGAGCTGCTTTTAGAGGAGATCCTAAAGTTCCATAACATGCTCCAAATCAGGCTGATATTATCCAAGAGCATCAAAACCTCAGCCGTAATCAACTTTGAAATAAATTTGGATAATTAGAATTTTTTCCCTTATCTTTGTTATTAAAACCAAAAATTACAATCATGGCAAACAAGATTACCTACGATCCTAACAAGAAGTACACCTGGGGACCTGATGATAGTTTCATCCTCTCTGGGGCAGAGTTTGGACTTGTACTTAACACCTTAAGAGCTGTCCTCAGCACAGAGGAAGCTGCTCGCATTCTGTTAGCTGCTAGAGCTAATGAAATTATTGAAGGTACGCTCGGTAGAGCTGTAGAGGATGGTATTGCTAAAGAAGTTCCTGATACACAGGACGCAAATCTGTAAAAATGAGAATCAAAAAAGCAAGAAATGGAGAGGCAACACAACAGCCTCCCAAGAAAAAGAATCCATATCTGATTGATCAGTATGGAGATACCCTTCGTGTAGGTACTAAGAAGTATGCTGATGAAGAGAAGCGTAGAAAAGACTATGGTGATTGGCTTATGAAAGAGTCACCAAAAGCTGCTCCTAAGAAGAAAATGAAGACTGGAGGTAAACTCACTACAGCTAAGGGTGGAAAGCAGATGCTCAAAAGAGCTGATGGTTCCACTTCTCAAAGAGGTTTGTGGGATAACATTCGTGCTGCAGCTAAGAAGAATAAAGCTGCTGGCAAGCCTGGCAAGAAGCCCACAGCTGCCATGCTTAAACAAGAGAAGAAGATCAAAGCTAAATCTAAATAATAATGGCAAAGATTACTAAAGCAAAAGGTGGAAGTTTAGTGGGTCTCACTGCTTCCAACAAGCGTGTAGGACCTGTTGATCCTAAAGGTGCTTGGACAAAAGTTCAAAAGAAAACACTAGCTGGATCAAAAGGAAAAGCTCCCCTTACAGAAGATAAGGAGCTGGGTGCTACTAAAATGACTGCTAAGAAAGGTGCAAATGTAGCTAAGGGTGGTAAATGGATTCAGAAAGCTATCAAGAAGCCTGGAGCTCTGCGTCAGTCTCTTGGTGTTAAGAAAGGAGAAACCATCCCTGCTGGTAAGCTTGCAGCTGCTGCAAAGAAGCCTGGTAAAATGGGTCAGAGAGCTCGTCTTGCTCAGACTCTCAAGAAGATGAAGAAAAAATAATGCCCAGAATTAAAAAAGCTGGTCCCTGGAATCCCCAAAAGGCTTCTGCCTATGTAGGAAAAGGTGTTCTCAAATATGGGGACACCATTCCTGCTATAAGGGGATCTTTCACTCCCGTTCCTAACGGTCCTCTGATTAAGAAGAAAGGAGAATTTAAAGGTTCTACTTTAAAAAATGGTGGTAATATGGCAAAGATTAAGAAAGCTCAGTATGGTACTGTTAATCCTGGTAAACCTACTAAAAAGATAAAACTCAAAGAAGATAGTAGAGACTACATCACCAAGATTAAAACTGATGATGAAGGAAATATTGTTTCTTTAAAGTCTAGAAGAACCCTGAAGGGACTTCTATCTGGTGCTCCTCGTGCTAAAAAGATCATGAAGAATGGTGGTAAGACACCAGCTTGGCAGAGAAAAGAAGGAAAGAATCCTGAGGGTGGATTGAATGCAAAGGGTGTAGCAAGTTATAGAAAAGCTAATCCTGGAAGCAAACTTAAGACAGCTGTCACCACTAAACCTTCTAAGCTTAAGGCTGGAAGTAAAGCTGCTAGTAGACGTAAATCATTTTGTAGTAGAATGTCAGGCATGAAGAAGAAACTGACATCCGCCAAAACTGCCAATGATCCTAATAGCAGAATCAATAAGAGTCTTCGTAAATGGAACTGTTAACAATTTAAATATCTAAAAACAATGGCAAAAATTAAAAAAGCAATGGGTGGATATTCTACTCCCATGAAAGCTAAATCTGGTAAAAGTTTTCCTGATTTGAACAAGGATGGTAAAATTACCAAAGCTGATATTCTGAAAGGACGTGGTGTTATTGCTGAGAAAGGAAGCAAGGTGGCTAAAGCTAAGAAAGCT